AATAAAGAGTAAGCTCTATACCTTGCTCCATAGCTATTTCAGTAGCTTGTTTGTAGTTTAGATTCATATATAAATCTAACTCGTCTTTATCCTCTGGTAATGCCTCGTTATTTTTATTAAAAGGTATTTTACTTACCATAGTCATTTTTTCACTAAAGTCTTTCATAACCATATCAGTTTCTATATCAAGCTTATCTTGATGTCTTTTCTGAACTGATGTCGGGTCTATGGCAGTGCATTTTACTTTATGCTCTTGATTTATAAGACCTCCAGTTATAACATCAACAAATTTTGGTATAATAGGAAGAGCTTCCCAGTTAAGATTCAAGTAAGAGGTGTCTCCTTGAGCCCCTACAATATCTTTATACTTATCTATAGATTGTAGTCCGTCAGCATAGCTTCTGCACTTTTCATATCTTCTATGTTTATCATTTAACAAGTTGTTTTCGTTAACATGCTCATGATAAATTCTTTTAAAATACCTTACTCCGTAATCTTTAGTAAGCTTATCCTCTTGAGGTGCAAAAGGGTCTGGGTATCCTCCGTAGTTTTTATTGTCTTCCATTTTTATTTAATAAGTTTTGAAATAACACCATTGTTGCTATATGTTTTTATAAATGGTATAAATACTTTCTTTTCTATTTTTGGTTTTATATTTTTTTGTGCGGCAAGTAACGTTATTCCAGCAGCCATACTGGCATCAAATTTTGTTCTATTTGTTGCGTCAAACTCTAGCAAGTCTTTTAGTAAATTGTAAAAGAAAAGATTTCCCATAGTTCCATCTTCTCTTATTCCTATGTAATCATATACATAAGCTTGTAAAGCATCTGTCATAGCACTAATAACAGCCTGTCCAGTTGTAGGTAGCCCAAGCTCAGTTTGTCTTGTTTTACTAAATTTAGTATGAGTACTTTCTGGTCTAGCCATTAAATATTTTTCATACCCTCTTTTTCTAAAATACTGTAAAAGGCCTATTTTATTATTTTCTACCAATATTTGACATCCATAAAATATACACATCCTAAGCATGTCTTCATAAAACATTTCTGCTTTTGGTGGTCGGTCTATATACTCAGCAACAAACATATGACTTTCTTCTTCGTGAAGATTAAACTTTTTAAACACATAAGCCGCTCCATTAGAGCGTCTACCATCTGTAGTTACATCGTGGTCAAAAGGGTCACATCCAGCAACAAGCATTTCTTCGTTAGGAGGTCTGCTTTTATTTATCTCTACTTTATTAGGAGGAACCCATGATATATTCCATCTTCCTTTCTTGTCAGGAATCCATCTAACTTCAGAGTCTTTTTCTGCGTTTTTCCATATAAAATTACCATAAGTTGTTAAAGAAGGGCCTACTACTTCAAGATATTCTATTTGTTGATATATTTTTTCAGCATCAAACAAACAAGTGTCTACAGAAACCCTAAAAGCTTCTTCAGGAGTCCAAGGAAACTGTCTCTTGTGTTCAGCAAGTTTATTTGTGTCATTTTTTAATCCATCTCTTATCTGACCTAAGTATTCTTTTGCACCCATTGAAATTTCATCTCCATCTAGGTCAAACGTTTTTGTTTTAGGCGTTTCAATTATAGACATTCCGTACTCATCTATAAAACCTTCGTATCCATCGTATGCTTCTGTAAAGTACCTAAACAATCCAGACCTAGTTCTGTCTGTCCCTATAACTTTATCGTTTTGGTCTGAGTCGTCCCATATATCTTTAAATGACTTACCTCCAGCTTCCATCTCGTTTACTGTAGACGGTAAGAATGCTTTTCCAACTATCTTTCTACCTTGAGAAAGAGCTGGCTTTACAATCTGCCAGTTTTTAGACACATCAGCTTCTAACCATTTACCACCCTCATCCGATACAAATATAGCTAACTTATCTCCATCATAAGAGTTGTTCTTCGTGTTTCTCCAGTCTATCTGGCTATTTAAAGCTTCTGACCTAGATACTTTTAAATTGTTCTTTGTAATTCTTTCTCCCGGCTTCTTAAACGACAATACTGTCTTTGGAGAATCAGTACCCTCTATAATTGGCTGGAAGAAAGGAGGCAGCTGTCTAAACAAGTAAACAACCTTATCAAATAGCTTTTTGGAGTCAGCTCCAGTTTTACTCATTATACCTCCGTTAGAATTGTACATTGAGGTAATTCCTTCTAAAACTATAGCGGCAGCTTTCCATGATGCTCCTTGCCTTCTGTGTTTTGGCATTATAAGACCATAACAGTTTTTGTCTTTTACTGAAGAATCCCAAACTAAAAAGAATCTTCTGTCTCTATCCCAATAGCTTGGGTATCCGATGTCTATCTTGCACCAGTTTAAGTAGTAGTAATGTAATCCAGTAATGTAAGTTGGCTCTCCATTATTCATAAACCAATAGCCATCTCTTCTCCTAACAAACTCTTGCTCAACAAATTGAGATTTTGCTTTTTCTGAAATGGTTTCCCAGTTGGAAGGAAGAGGTGTTCTCTCCCATTTCTGCTCTTTCTTTTTTTTACCATAGCCTTGTATAGACTTTCTTGTTGGTATCTTAGGTATAGAGACAGATATTCCTTGTATTTGATTTATGTTCTTTTCGGACATCAAAAATTAAAGTATATGTAACTCTACAAAAATAACAAAAAGATTGCATATAACCTATTATTTTCTTATATTTGTGTTTACTAGATTTATTTATTAACAAAAACTTTTTAAAAATGGCAAATCTTATTAGCGTAAGCGTGTTAAGGTATGGAGAACGAGAGTTCGGTACTACACTCGCTGAAGCAAAAACAATGATGCTAAGTTCCGAGCATATTATCTACGGAACAAATGTAGAGACCGCTCTAGGAATTAATGCTACAGTAGCAACTTCTGCAACTGACGCACTAACAATTACAGCTCACGGTCTTACTAGCGGAGAGTATATCCGTGTTGGTGACATAGGAAATGCAGTAGGAGACTTTGATATAGCTTCTGCTGACTTTACTCCTGGTAAAATTTTCAAGCAAAAAATTACTGGAGCTGACAATGTATTTTTACACGGTTCAGAAGCTGACTATGCTGGTGACACTAAACAAGACATTACAACAGGAGCTACTGGTTTAGCCCTACCTGTTTATCGTGTTCAAGGTGAGCTTATTTATGCTGACCCAGCACAAGGCGGTGCTCCTATTAAACTTAGAATTGTTGAGCCATGTGTGAATGTAGCTGACGGTTTTGGTGTTTCTGCTAAATCTGGACAGTTAAGAGCTGTTGAGGTTAACAAGAAGAATGGCGTTGCTTATGATGCTGTTACTATTTCTGAAGTAAACTTATTAGTTAACTTAGATAGAGTAATATTAACTTATGAAGGCGGTTCTTTAGGAGCTTCTGCTGATGATTGGATGGTATTTTATGATGCTTCTAATACAAACTTTGCTGGATTAGATTCTCCTTTCGTTGACATCTTAGAGGTTGAAACATCTTTAGATGGTCTTCAAACTTCTTTTGTTCAACACATGGGTGGTAAAACAGCTGTGTCTGATTTTGCTTCTTTGACTGTTAACGGTAGAGTTGTAGCTTTTCCTGATACTTCGTTGTCTGGTTTTGTAAGACTTAAGAATATTTGTTCAGGATTTGATAACGCTTCTTCTAAAGCTCAAATCTTAATCAAAGGTTCTGGTAAGATAGGATTCGATACTTTAGCTCTTGATGAGGCTATCTCTACAGCTGTTGCTTCAACTGAATCAAATCTAACAACATAATTAATAATCTTTAAAACAATAATAACATGGCAACATTAACAGTTGGATTGACATTAGCTAGCACAGACGCTACGGCAGATGTATTAAGTGTTTCTTTATCGGACACGCTTACAACAGCACTGCCTTCGGTAGGTTTATCTAGAGCTTCTATAGCTACTACAGGTGAAACAAATATATTGGCTACTACTGATTCTGGAATATCTTATGTTTACATTAGAAACACTGATGGGACAAATATAGTAACAGCAAAAACAGATGGGGCGGTATCAGTTATGGATATAGGCCCTGGAGAGTTTGCATTCTTCCCTCTTAAGGGAGCTGTAGGTTTAGAGCTTACAGCTAACAGTGCAGCTTGTATCGTTGAATACGCTTACTGGACTAAAGGATAGTAATTATGGGAACATTAAAAGCTAAAATAAGTTTAAGTAGTACAGATATTTCCAGTGATGCTATTGACTTCTCTGTAGAGAATAGTTTAACTATTGCTAACGGAGGAGTTATTAGAACTAAAGTCGCTGGTAATAACCTAGCAACCTCTGAGGTACTTCTAGCTGCCGCTTCCTATAGTTACCCAACCGATGTATATATTAAAAACACAGATAGTACTGCAACAGACTACGTTCACGTAGTATTGGATTCTATTGGTGAAAGCTCTATACAATTAAAAGGTGGGGAATGGACTTGGCTTCCATGGAGAGGTCTTCAAGACATTAAAGTGTACACTGCAAACGCTGACGATGCTACTATCGTAGAGTACGGAGTGTTCTATGCATAATAATGTATATATATAATTAAAGAAGGGGCGAAAGCCCCTTTTTT